TGAAAAATGGCTACAATTACTGGTGCCGGAACTTCCGGTTTTCCCGCTGCTGGTGCTAACGTAAAGGTTATCAGCGAGGTTGTTGATTTCAGCAAGTTCACCCACACATCTACTGAGACTGTAGAAGTGTTGGGCGTACAGGCAGGTACTTTGGTTCTTGCCGCTGGTTACAACGTCTTGACTGCTGACTCTGCTGGCAACAGCGGTACGCTGTCACTTGGCGACACAGATGTAGACCGCTACGTAGCGGCTTCTACTCCTGCTGCTGCTGGACAGGAAACCCCAATCCTTGCAACAACTGTTCCGAACTTTTACTCAAGTGCGGATACAATTGACTTGACTGTCGCCGTTGGTGTTATCAACGCTAAAGTCAACGTCTGGGCAGTTATTGCTGATTGTACAGGTGGTCCGCAGACTGAACAGACTGCAACCATTTCCTAACTAAAAAGTCTTGGGGGCAGGGCAACTTGCCCCCTTGACACCTATTATAATTTATGTTATAAGCAATAACCTTTGCCGGGGGTAAATACACTATGGCAGCTAAAAAGACAAAAAGTCCTACACCTAAGAACAAAGCTCTATATGCAAAAGTAAAAGCCGAAGCTAAACGTAAGTTTGACGTTTACCCAAGCGCATACGCAAATGCTTGGTTGGTCAAGACATACAAGAAGCGTGGCGGGACGTATGCCTAATGGCTAAACCTAAAGGCGGCTTAACTAAATGGTTCAAGGAAGATTGGCGGGACGTAAAGACCGGAAAGAAATGCGGTCGTTCTGGTTCAGAGAAAAAGAAACGTCCCTATCCAGCTTGTAGACCTGCCAAAGTCGCTAGTCGTATAACCAAGAAAGAAGCGGCTAAGAAGACAGGACCAGCTAGAGTAAAATGGTCTGTTACTGCATCGGGAAAGCGAAGGAAGAAAAGTGCCACCAAGAAAGCCTAGAAAACCTGACAACATGCCAGCCCGTAACAAAAAGAACTTCCGTCCTACGAAGTCTGGGGCGGGGATGACAGCGGCTGGTGTAAAGGCGTATCGTAAAGCAAATCCCGGTAGCAAGCTAAAGACTGCTGTTACCGGGAAGGTAAAGCCGGGAAGCGCAGCAGCTAAACGTCGCAAGTCTTACTGTGCGCGGTCTGCTGGGCAGATGAAGAAGTTTCCTAAAGCAGCAGCAAACCCTAATAGTCGCTTACGTCAAGCACGAAAGAGATGGAAATGTTAGCAGCCCTAATCGGACCAATATCAAACCTAGCCGGAACGTGGCTAGAAGGTAAGGTTGAAAAGACCAAAGCCGAAACTGGTGCGAAGGTAGCCAAAGCAAAAGCTGAAGCTGTCATCATGGAAAAGAAAGCTACCGGTGAAATTGATTGGGACTTGAAGATGGCAGATGCTTCTGCATCCTCGTGGAAAGACGAGTGGTTAACAATTTTGTTTTCGGTGCCCCTGATTTTAGCTTTCTGTGGTGATTGGGGTAGACAAATTGTTACGGAAGGTTTCACAGCCCTAGAAGCTATGCCGTCTTACTATCAATACACTTTGGGCACAATCGTAGCTGCCAGTTTCGGAACACGTAGCGCAGCAAAGTTCTTCGGTAAAAAGTAATGGCTGCAGAAAAGATACTTGAATGGAAACTATTACCCCGATTTATGATGCTCGTAATGACGCTTATGAGTTGGCGTGTAGTCGAGTGGTTCATGTCCTTACCAGAACCCAGTGCAGCACAGGCTGGTTTAGTATCTGTGGTAACTGGCGCAATGACCGGAGCCTTCGCCGTGTGGATGAATCACGAAGGTAAACATCCCGGAACATCTAATCATCGGATTACGGAGACACGGAAATGAAATACAATACTTCGCATTTCCTAGATAAACTTATCGAACACGAAGGTATGGTCCTGACTGTCTACGAAGATAGCTTGGGTATCGAAACTATCGGAATTGGTCGTAACCTCAAAGACAGAGGCATCACCAAAGAAGAACTAGAATATATGGATATCCCTAGCATGGCGGTTGTCTATGAGCACGGTATTACGGAAGCTGATGCACGGTATCTTGCAATGAACGATATCCGCATCGTAGAAAACGAACTCTGTCGGGTTCACCCCTGCGTAGAGAACCTAGATTCGGTTCGCCAACTAATTCTGATGGACATGGCCTTTAACATGGGTGTCCCCCGGCTGTGTAAGTTCGTGAAGATGTGGAATGCTATTCACGAAAAAAAAAAAAAGAACGGTTTGACATAGCCGGAATGGAAATGATGGATTCAAGATGGGCAAAGCAGGTAAAATCTAGGTCTGTTAAGCTTTCAGAGGCTATGAGAACAGGCGAGTTTTAAACTATGTTTACATGATAGTTTTTGTTCTTTACGTATATCTAGGCGCGAATGTTATAGACAACACCCAAAAGTTTGTAGACATGGACAGATGCTTGTACTTCGCAGAAAAGTTATCTCGACAGCAGTCTGTTCCAACAGGAGATGGTAAAAGACTAAATATAACCGCAATTTGCCGACCCCAACCAAAGTAAGGAACCAACCATGATTGCCGAAACCCTTGCCGGGATTGCTTTGGTAAAACAAAGTGTAGACTTTATCAAGTCCAATATTTCTACCGTACAAGATATCGGACAGATTGCGAGTCAAATTGACGATTTGTTTCGTGGCGAAAAAGAAATACAAAAGCAACGAAGCAAGAAATCAGGCAGCGGTCTAACCGACCAGTTCGGAGTTCAGTCGGTTGCCCAAGAGACAATTGATGCCAAGCTTGCACAAGAAAAGATGCAAGAGGTATCCATGATGATTGACATGCGGTTTGGGCCGGGAACTTGGAAGGGTATCGTTGATGAACGAGCCAGACGAATCCAAGAAGCAAAAGAAGCAGCCCTAAAAGCACGTCGGCAAGCCATACAAGAACATAACGAGTTTATGGAATCAGTTAAGATGTTTCTTGTGGTAGGTGGAGTTATACTGGTTGCAATAGCCTTGTTGGTTGGCGTTATGGTATCAGCAAGCGCATCCCTGATGTAATCCCTTGACTTTCTCCTGCTAGTTATCTATAATAGCTTTAGAGGAGAATACATGCGAACTCTTGCTATAGACGCCCTTAGACACAAATACGAGGCACAAAAGAAGAATGCGGAATACACTTTTAAACATTGTACAGACAATCTCGAACGGCTTGATGCTGCTTTGGCAGAATGGGTTGACGCAGACCAAAAGATTGTTGCACTCAGCGACATCGAAGATGATTACGATTTTACCGTCCAAACAAGGCATGCGAGCTTGTATGATTAGGTATCTTGCATTGGGTTTGCTAAATACTGGCAAGCCTTTTACTCGTATAGGCAATTGGTTTTGGAAAAAGCACCGCGACGTGTTTAATTGGGATAAAAAGTAATGTCCATCACCTCGTATCCTAATGTGATGACGTTTAGTGGTGGTGTAGGTTCGTTTCCATACTTCTTGCAGGTATCTCGCGGATTAATTGCCGGACACAAACGTGTATTTAAGTTTGGATACAACGGCGACATTGACGACTCAGAAGAGACTATCTGGGATGTAGGCGGCTTGTATGCTTATCCAGCTAGTGCTGTTACCATGACAGCAACCAGTAGTTCGGGTGCCACAGACGAAGATGTCGAAGTAACCATTCAAGGTGTGGATGCAAGTTACAATGAGTTATCTGAAACAGTAACTCTAAATTCATCGGGAACCGCAACGACCACCGGCAGCTTCTTACGTGTGTATCGTGCCTTTGTGTCTAGCGACACGGCATCTGCTGGTAACATTACAATTGCCAACGGCGGCACTACCTACGCATATATTTCAGCGGCTGACCAACAAACATTGATGGCCTTGTGGACTGTACCTGCTGGTTATACAGCTTATTTGTTTCAAGTAGATACAACAGCTTTTACAGTTCAAAATAACAAAGTAGCTACAATACGTATGCTTACTCGTGAACTTAACGGTGTATTTCGCACACAAAATAAGTTTGATTTGTTCGAGGGTTCATATCATTTGGATATCACATGCCCACAGCCAATTCCTGAAAAGACAGACATTGAGTTTCGGGCGATAGCAGACAGTTCAAATGCTGACCTACGAGTTGCAGCAAGTTTCGATATCATTTACATAGAGAACTAGAGATGCCAGAACGTAAAAAACGCACCCTTGCTCTGGAACTCACCACAAGCAACCAAGATATTTACACGGTTCCGACACGGTTCACAACCGACATCAACAGCATCTACATCAACAATGCTTCTGGTTCGTTGGTTACGTTTAGCTTAGATTGGTACGAAGCATCGACCACAACTTTTTATACTCTTGCTGAAACAGTAGAACTGCCAGCAAATTCGTTACTACAGATTACAGATTACCCCTTGTATTTAATCGGTGGTGACAAACTAAGGGGCCTTGCAAGCGCAAATAGTTCCGTAAATATTTCAATATCCCTTGAGGAGTTTTTCGAAACTTCCTTGTAAACTGCCTATAAGGAGAATACCAAATGGCAATCACAACTGCAATGTGTACCAGCTTTAAGTCTGAGCTTCTAGGTGGTTTACACGATTTAGACACAGACTCACTTAAAATTGCTCTCATCAAAGCGTCCCCATCAGGAACCTATGGTGCGGCAACAACTAACTACTCAAACGTGACAGGAAATTCAGACGAAGCATCAGGTACAGGCTACTCTGCTGGTGGACAAGTCTTAGACGGTGCGTCTATTTCAGTTAGCGGTACTACTGCCATCGTTGACTTTACTGATGAAGTATTTTCAAACGTAACTGTATCAACTGATGGTTGTATTATTTACAATACAGCAAACTCTAACTCTGCAATTGCCGTTATCGACTTTGGTGGAACTGTTTCTGCTACTGCCGGTGACTTAACAATTGAATTTCCTGCTGCTGACGCATCTAATGCTGTAATTCGCATAGCTTAGAAAGTAAACCCCCGTGTCCGTTACCCTAAACCAAGCTAATTATGGTACTGGTGTCTACGGCACTGCACGGTATGGCGAATACTTTGTAACTATAAACACTGGAGTTGGTGCCGCAGGGTCTGTAGGCTCTGTTACAGAAAATGTTAGTGAAGCACTGGTAGGTGTATCCGCTACAGGCACAGTTAACACAGTTAATACAACAGCAGATGGTACTACTACATTAACAGGTGTTTCTGCTACAGGCACAGTTAACACAGTTAATACAATAGCGGATGCCAACACTACGCTGACCGGAGTATCTGCTACAGGCACAGTTAACACTGTCAGTACAACAGCGGATGCTAGCACCACGTTAACAGGTGTTTCTGCTACAGGCGTAGTTAACACAGTTAATACAACAGCGGATGCTACTACTACTTTAACAGGCGTATCAGCTACAGGTTCTGTCAATACTGTCGGTATAGGTAATAGCACCACACTGACAGGGGTTTCTGCAACTGGTTCGGTCAATACTGTTAACACTACTACAGGTATTAGAGTAGCAATAACCAGCGTATCTGCTACGGGTGTTGTTAACACTGTCAGTACAACAGCAGATGGCAGTATTACACTAACAGGCGTGTCTTCTACAGGAACAATTGCTCCAGTAGTAGTTGGTGGATTTGAAGTAGATGTTAGTGAGACTATTGCTTCTGGCGTAGGTGCCACTGGTGTAGTTAATTCTGTACAAGTTAACTTGACGGAAAAGCTTGCAAGTGTATCAGCAACAGGCTCTGTTAACACTGTTACTATAACAGCAGATAGTAGTATTACACTATCAGGAGTATCTGCTACAAGTTCTGTTAACGCTGTTAACGTAACAGCAGATAGTAGTATTACACTATCAGGAGTATCAGCTACTGGTTCCGTAAATACAGTAGTAACAAGACTAGGTGCCACTAAGGTATTAACCGGAGTATCAGCTACTGGTTTTGTAAACACGGTTAACGAAAAACCAACTGAAGCATTAGCCAGTGTATCAGCTACAGGTTTAATAGGCTCTGTAGGTATTAGTAATACTGTTACGATAACAGGTGTTGCAGGTACTGGCTCCATAGGTTCTGTGGGTGTTGGCAACAGTGTTACACCAACTGGAGTTGTAGGCACTTTTTCCATAGGAACTGTGACAGTAACCGGAATTGTAACCGTATTTGTTGCTTCAGCATACGATAGAAAACATGTAGTGCATGTTGTTCCAGAAGCTTTGATATTACGTTCCGTAGCCGTAGGAGCAGCGAGTGCGTATAATCGTGACCGGGTAGTAACTGTCCAACCAAAAGAAACAAGTAATCAAAGAAGGGCTGCATAATGTCTCTTAAATGGCAGGATAAAGACCCGGATGACCAGTTAGATTATTCTATAAACTGGGGTCCGGCTTTAGATACAGACACAATCTCTTCGCTTATTTGGAAAATATATGATGAGAATGGTGTGTTACAAACGTGGTCAGATAGCCAGATTGTAAATGGTCTACAGTTAGTTAGCCGCACTAACACGAACACTATAGCTACTATTTATCTGGGAAGCGGTACAGCCTTTACAACTTATAAAATTGTGTGCCGTATGACAGCGAGTGATGCAACTGTTCGCGAACAGGAAGTTCGCATCCGTGTAGTGGAGAAGAACTAATGGCGTATAACTACCTCAGTTTAACCAACGAAGTTTGTCGCCGCCTCAACGAAACGGAACTTACATCTAGCAACTTTGCATCGACAACAGGCTTTTACTCACAAATTAAAGATGCTGTAAATTCCTCTGTTCGTGATGTGAATCAAAAACATTTTAGTTGGCCTTTTAATCACAATACAGATGATATTATTTTAACCGCAGGTGAACTTCGCTATCCTTTGCCGGATAATGCCAAGTATACAGATTTTGACACGGTTCGTCTTGCTCGCAGCACAGCATTAGGTGTAGGGTCTGCAAGACTCCTAAAGCAAATGAGTTACGATGAGTATATATCACGATATATAGACCAAGAATATGAAACAGACACATCAAAAGGTCAGGCACCTGAATATGTAGTTCGTTCTCAAGATGGGGATATTATTGTTGCTCCTATGCCCGACGCAGCATACACGATTGAGTACGAGTTCTTTATGTTTCCTGCTGATTTAGAAGTTTACGATGATGTGCCAACTATTCCATTTCGGTTTAAGCACGTAATTGTAGATGGTGCAATGTACCACTCCTATATGTTTCGCGACAATTTAGAGTCTGCGTCTATCGCTCTTCGTAAATTTGAAGATGGTATCAAGCAGATGCGAACTCTTCTTGTAAATGAGCATGTATATGCAAGGTCTGTTTAATGCCTGACCGTTGGCAAACACATGCCTTTGAGTTCAAGGGTGGTTTGATTACAAACCTTTCTCCGTTCCAACAAGGTATTCAGGCTCCGGGTTCTGCACGAATCCTTCGTAATTTCGAACCGTCGGTTTTTGGTGGATATCGTCGTATCGAAGGGTTTGAGAAGTTTGATACTAATGCTCTGACTAATGCAGATAATGTTCGCGGCATAACCCGATATGATGATAAAGTGTTTGCAGCTAGAGGGGATGACCTGTTCTTTTCAACAGGTTCCGGTTGGACACAGGTAACGGATAACGCAACCTATAGCAGCGCAGGTGTTAATTTAGGTGGCTCTGGAAAACTTCGATTTCTAAGGTACAACTTAGATGGGACCGATAAATTAATGATTGTGGATGGGACGGGTAAACCGTTTCGCTTTGACGGTACAACTTTCGAACAGCTATCCTCGCTACCTTCGGATACATCCGGTTCTAGCCATATCGTCAATTTTAAGAACCATGTTTTTCTTGGAAACGACAAAAGTCTCGTTTTTTCTGCACCCTATGAAGATGATGACTTTACAAGTGCAAGCGGCGGTGGTATAATAAACATAGCTGATACGATTACTGGTTTAATTGTATTTCGCGAACAGTTGATTATATTTAGTGAAAACACCATAAATCGCTTAGTTGGTAACAGTATCGCAGATTTTCAACTTCAGCCTGTGTCACGTGACTTGGGCTGTGTAGCAGCAGACACAATACAAGAGATTGGCGGCGATGTTGTTTTCTTAGGTCCCGACGGCCTTCGTTTGTTTTCTGCTACGGACCGCGTAGGCGACTTTAGTTTGGGAGTTATATCGAAACCCATTCAGACTGAAATGATTGATTTAATATCATCTAGTCCGGGAGGATTTAGCAGCACAGTTATTCGGGAAAAGAGTCAGTATCGTTTGTTTGGATACAACTCTGCGTTTAGTAACGAAGCAGCAAAAGGTATAGCAGGCACACAATTGCAGGAAGGCATTTCTTGGAATGACATGCGAGGCATTAACGCCTTCGTGACATTTAGTGAGTACGACGGGTTCGCGGAAAGAATCTATTTTGCTGCATCAGATGGTTACGTATATCAGATGGAGCAGGGCAATAGTTTCGATGGCGTTGACATACCCGCAACTTTTGCAACTCCGTTCGTCCCTTTAAATGACCCGGCTGTTCGCAAAACAATTTATAAAGGCACTACGTATCTAGATGTTAACGGCGATTTTGACTTAGAATACTCTTTAAAGTTTGACTTTGACCAACCAACCAGCCCCCAGCCAGATTCAATCTTGAGTACAAGCGCAGGGGCATCTATTACATACGGTTCAGGTATATTTGGTACATCTCTATTTGGCAGCAAACAAAAAGCTATTTTTGATGTACAGACAGTTGGCTCTGGTTTTACGGTATCAATCCTGTACGAAACAACAGGGCTTAACACAGACGCAGTATTCACCATCGATGCCGCAACCCTAGAATACGGCACATATGGTAGGAGATAAATATGGGTACAGGTTACACCAGAAATGACACATCAAACAATATAGCAGACGGAAACGTAATCAACGCTTCTGACCTCGACGGCGAGTTTGATGCGCTTCAATCTGCATTTGATGCGTCTTCGGGGCATAGTCACGATGGCACAACCGGGGAAGGACCGCAGATTGCTGCAGCAGGTATTGCCAACAACGCGGTTGCTCTAGGTACGAAAACAACCGGCAACTACGTTGCAACCGGAGCGGTAAGCGGTGTGGGTCTGTCTGGTTCAGCAAGTGCTGAAGGCGCAACATTTACAGTTACATCCAATGCCACTAATGCAAACACGGCAAACACTATTGTTTCCCGTGATGCAAGTGGCAATTTTTCTGCCGGAACAATAACGGCTGCACTAACAGGGGATGTGACAGGAAACGTATCTGGGACATCTGGAAGCACTACGGGCAACGCTGCTACGGCTACCGCCCTTGCAACAGGCCGCACCATTGGAATGACTGGAGATGTAGTATGGACCTCTGCTTCATTTGACGGTTCAGGCAACGTAACAGGCACAGCTACGATTCAGGCTAACTCTGTTGCACTGGGAACCGACACGACTGGAAACTACGTTGGTACTATTACTGGTGGTACTGGTATCGACTCTACCGGGGCTACTTCGGGTGAGGGGATTACACACACTCTTTCCCTAGACCTAAACGAACTCACCACGTCAACTTCGGATGGTGACGGTGACTTCTTTGCTGTAGTCGATGCAGGCGGTAATCAAAAGAAGCTAACCAAAGGGAATATCAATATTTCCGGCTTCAACAATGATAGCGGGTTTATTACGTCTGCAAATGGCGGTAATGCTGCAACTCTAGATTCCATCGACAGTTCACAGTTTCTTCGTTCAGATGCAGCGGATACGAAGACATCCGGTGACTTGTCTTTCAGTGACAACGTAAAGGCGAAGTTTGGTAATGGTTCTGACTTGCAAATTCATTGGGACGGTACAGATGGTCATGTAGCCGTAACCGGTACTCTCAACATTGATGGTTCTGGTGAAACTCTTGCTAAATTTATTGATGATGGTGCGGTTGAACTCTACCATAACAATGCTAAAAAAATTGAAACAACAGCTACAGGCATAACAGTAACCGGTACTGTTGCGGCAACAAGTTACACTGGTGACGGTTCATCTTTAACAGGGATTTCGGCTGGTGCAACAGGCGGTGGCTCTGACCAAATCTTTTATGAAAACGGTCAAACAGTAACCACAAATTACACAATTACAAATGGCAAGAACGCAATGTCGGCTGGCCCAATCACAATTAATACTGGTGTGACGGTAACAGTCGGCACTGGAGAAACTTGGACGGTGGTATAATGAGTACAATCAAAGCAGATACAATTGTAGCGAGTGATGGCAGTAGTCCGG